TACGCAGGCGGCACTTGAACACGCTCTGAACGGCCTGTTGTACGGCATGGACGTATACACCACGCTTTACGGCCTTGCACCTGCTGGCGATTGGGACTTGCAGTGTGATTGGGGCGACGGCGTTGTACAGGACACCGAGAGCAAGCAGAAAGAACTTGCGGATATGCGCAATGACGTTTCTGCCGGTCTTATTCGCGGCGAGCTGTACATTGCAAAGAAGTACGGCGTAACCGAGGAAGAAGCGCGGGCAATGATGCCGAACGCAGAAAAGCTAACAGATGATGAAGAATAATCAAACTGTTGACAAATTGACTTTGATAATCGCATATCCCACTTTGATAAAGTGAATCCAGCGCCGAAAGGCGCTTTTTTCATGCCCGCAACGGCATTAAACTACGGAAATTGGCTATCCTGCAAGCCTAAAAGTGCAGGCAGATCGGTGACGGCGACCACCTAAAACGCCTAATCTGAAAGGAGTACACACATGAAGAAAGAAGAACTGTTAGAAATCGGTCTGACTGACGAACAGGCAGATAAGGTTTTTGCACTGAACGGCAAGGATGTTGAGAAATACAAGTCACAGGCGGCAGAAGCCAAGAAAGACGTTACCGACCTGCGCGAACAGCTTACCCAGCGCGACAAGGACATTGAGGACTTGAAGAAGAATGCGGGTGACGCGGACGACTTGAAGACCAAGCTCGACACCCTGCAGAAGAAGTACGACACCGACACCGCAGAATTCCAGAGCAAGCTCGATGCCCGCGATTATGCGGACGCAGTACGCGCCGGTATCGCCGCAAAGGGTATTAAGTTTACCTCCAAGGCGGCAGAAAAGGCATTTATCGCTGACCTGACCGCAAACAAACTGGAAATGAAGGACGGCACGCTGACCGGCTTTGACGATTACTGCAAGAAGCAGCAGGAATCCGACCCGGCGGCATTTCAGAGCGAAAAACCTGCTCCGACGTTTGCAAATCCGATTCAGAATCCCGCACCGCATGCGGTAAGTGCTGCCGGTCTGGCTGCACAGCGGTATTCCGCACAGTTCGCACCCAAGGGAAAGGAGTAAATAACCTATGGGCACTTATGTAAACAAAGCTGACGGTGCACACAAGCCGTCTATCCTCGCAAGCGAAGTTGGTCTGATTACCAAGACCCGTCTCATTCCCGCAACCCTCGGCACCGCTGACGGCAATCGAAAGGTTGTTAAGCAGGGCACTATCTTCCCGCTGAACGACAACACCGCAGAGGGCATCGTGTTTGAGGATGTGGACGTAACCAACGGCGACCGTGTAGCTGCTGTTATTGTTGCTGGCCGTGTATATGCAAACCGCCTGCCCGCACAGCCGAGCGCGGACGATAGCTCCAAGACTGGCGCAAAGTCCACCCTCGAAAAGAGCGGCGTTGTTTTTGTTAACGCGCCGGAAACCACCAGAGCGTAAAGGAGTAATAACCTATGGAATTTGTAGAACTGCTGAAAGAAGCTGAACTGCTGGACTTCGGTCAGAATTTCAACATTGCACGCCCGGAACTGTCCGGCGACCGTCTGTTCCCCGACCAGAAGACGCAGAATATCACCGCAAAGTATCTCGCTATGTCTGACAGCGCATACCTGCCGACCATGGCAACCGTGCACGCACTCGACGCAGAGGCACAGATCGGCTCCCGTCCGACCGCAAGCATCGTAACCGTTGAGAAGCTGCTCATCAAGCGCAAGATCAACCTTTCCGAGCGTGTCCGCCTGCTCCGCAACCACGGCGTAAACACCAACAACGAGATTCTCGACTATATCTTTGACGATATGGCGCGTCTGGCCGAGGGTGTAAAGACCCGTACCGAGGTTGCAAAGCAGGAGCTTCTTGCAACCGGCAAGATGACCATCAACGAGAACCACGTCAATACCACTATCGACTTCGGTGTTCCGACCGACCACACGAACAAGGCTTTCGATTGGTCTACCGAGGCAAAGGCAAAGACCATCCTCGACGATATTCAGGGCGTGCGCGACGCTGCTATTGCAACCGGCCGCGTACTGCGTGAGATCGTCACCAGCTCTGCTGTTCTCAGCCTGCTCGCTAAGAGCGCTGTTATCCAGAACGCGCTTTTCGGCTCTGCTTTCGCTGGTCGTATGGCAACTCAGGACGAAATTACGAGCCTGTTCTCCCGTCTGTTCGGCATCGAGCGCATCACTGTAAACGATCAGGTTTACAACTACGAAAAGGCAGACGGCACGCTGACCACTCAGCGCTACTTCCCGAAGAACAAGATTGCGTTCCTCGCAACCATGGCAAACGGTTCGTTCGGCGCCGGTCTGTGGGGTGTAACTCCGGAAGAGGAAGCACAGGGCGCATTTACTGCTGCATCGCAGAACCAGTACATCACCATGACCCAGTGGCAGACCCCTGACCCGGTTGCAATCTGGACTAAGGCATCCGGCATGTTTATTCCGGTTCTGCCCGACCCGAACGGCCTGTACATTGCAACTGTAACCCTGCCGTCGTAAAGAAAGGAGCAATCCGCCGTGTACGCAAACTATGACTTTTACCGCACCTGCTACAAGGGTAATCTGATTGATGAGAAGGATTACGACCGCGTAGCAGGGAGAGCGGCGGATATTATCTCTTGCGCAACGCTCGGACGCTCTGACGGCGTTCTGAGCGACACTGTAATGCACCGAGTAAAACGCCTTAACTGTGCGCTGGCAGAAGTCATGCACAATCAGGAAACCGCAGAATCCGCCGTCTTTTCTACGGACGGCGGCGCGGTATCCTCTGAGAGTGTTGGCTCGTGGTCTCGCAGTTACGGCGCTAACTCTGCTATTGCTGCACAGGTGCAGAGCATTGAAAATCGGCAAAAACGACTTATCGCACAGTATTTGTGCGGTACTGGCTTACTCTATGGCGGTATCGGCTGATGAAGTATCCTATTACTCCGGAATACCTTGAAAACGCGCCTAAACCGCTTGTGAAAGCAATCCTCGCAATGGAAGATGACCTGTTGCGTGAGATTTGCTCTCGCTTCAAACTGACCGGCGAACTGAATGAGGTAACGATAAACGACATACGCACGCTGAAAGCATACGGTCTGGATATGGATACCATCGAACGGCGTATCGCAAATCATACCAAGACCAGCACAGAGGAAGTGCAGGGCGCGCTTGACCGTGCGGTAAAGCTGAACCGTGAGTATTACGGT